GGGCCGTAGGGAAGCGAATCCGGAACGTACTACCGGCTTGCCGTGACACAGACGTCCTTATCTTCAAATAAGGAGGTGTAAGATCTCCACAAGGCTGCACAAAAGTGCCGCTTGGAGAACCTGTACAAACGATTCGCAAAGCGAATGAGCTCATCCTCAGAGAGGACTTGCTCCTTGCAGTACAGGGGTGTTACATCGTAACCACGAAAGTAGTGCTTTCCGCAAGATTCGAAAAAGTTTCCATCTGAAAAGGTCTTCTCTGTGTTAACAGTGAAGCCGCAGGCGGAAAACACTTCACGAAGAAGCGGATAAGCCTTACTATCGATAACGATGTCGTCACCGTACACCCATACCGTAGACGGGCAATCGAGCAGCTCGGCACAAGCCGAAGCAAGACCCCAAAAAATAAGGGTCTCAAGCTCGAAAGTATAACCGTTTCCCATGGCACTCCATTTCTGGAGGTCGATCCATTTGCTCCCGTCATAAGTACGGGAACAACGCAGATCATCAAGGAGAACGGCGAAGTCTACTGGGAGTAGTAGCCAAACTAACTCCCTGGAGATCGTATCCGAAGCAGCCTGGAGATCAACAGTCGCAAGCTTGTCTCTATAAGCGAGACGAGCTGCAGTCTGATTGTTCTCTTGGCTATTAAGGTCGATCCCTACGCGGCGCAACTTACGACGAAGGAAGGAACCGACGCCTAACTGCAGAAAAATATTTGCAGTCGGCATCTTTTCAATACTTCGATCAGTTTTCGCGTTTTTTGGGACGAACGTGGTCTCACTGCCCTCTACGTATCGGAAGTTGCTTTGCAGCAACGACACAGTACCAAAGGAGTAGTCGGACCCGAACCGAGCCGCATTGAAGTGCGGATCACCCGAAACGACTGCCATAAAATACTTGGCAGCCATGCGCGTAGTACTAATTTGGTCCTCACGGACCTTATGAGCCAGAGTGCTATGCTTCACATCAAGCGAAGTCGTAACACCTGGTCCCCAACGACACGTGCTAAAGATGTCCTTCAAATCATCGAGATGAAGGCCTGTCGAGCAACTTTTCAAAGAAAGGACTTCAGCAATTTTTCGCTGAGCACGCAAGATAACGCGCTCAACGGCAGGGTGAAAATTGAATTCACCTCTGCGCCAAAGAGAGATTTCTTCGTTGGTCTTACGACAGGAGTCCTCAGCTGCAGACCATGCTGCACGTGCGACAGCTTTCGTATCAATACCAGTTCTGAGACCCTTGTACTTAGACAAGAATTTCTGAATTTGGTAGTCGAGTCGAAAAGCTTCGCCGTTGTCGTAATCACGCGGATTCACGTCAAGCTTTAGAAGCGAGACATGATCTGAGTTCTTTACAGAGTTCAGAGCTAACCGCGCGACGTGACTGTCGACATTCTCAACGAATCGTTGAAAAGAACGCAAGGTTGGATCCTTACGCTTTTCATTGATCAAGACTTTCGTCTTGGAAGAAGAAGGCTTATGCCGAACTTCTCTAACGTTGGGAGGGTTCGAAGATGAAACCACAACAGTTCTCCTAAAAAGGAATCACTCAGAATGAGACTTTCAAAGGCACTAAAGCGGAAGCTTTAGTAGTGTTACCACACGCCTTCGAAAGTTTCGACAGCAGTCGTCCAAACAGCATTAGCCAAGAAGTTCTTGGTGTATGCGTTCAGATCCTTACGTTGGGCCAACGTGCCACGCTCGGGGAGCAAATACTCCACGTTTGCGCGATGCACATAACTCACCGTAGGGGCCGGCTGAATACCAGTGCCGGTTTGAGGCGAAGTCACTTCCATAGTAGGAACTGACAAGCTCATACCGACGCGGTAGACGCGGTTCGACTGCGAGACCTGAGCACCCGAAGTCGGAGACTTTACGCGGAACATAAGGAGGGGAAAGCCAATGGCGATCCCACCCACACGATCCTCGTAAATGTGATAACCGTTCGAATCGACAGGGCCACGGGGACTGAAAGTATGGGCAACAGGGGTTGCTTGACCATCGTTGATAACAATGTTTGCTTTCGCGGACATTGAAAACTCACTTGATAAAGAGGGTTTTAAGAAGAGCAGCCGCAGATAAAAGTCTGTGACTGCCGAGAGACACACTCACGCTTGGAAGCTGTGGTTTTGGAAAATCGGTCAGAACGACGCGATCTTTCAAGTTCCACATCGACCAGCCGGTGTAGTACGTTGTACCAATTTGCCAAAAGGAACCAGAAGTAACGTTCGTTACGGAAGACCAGGTTGTCGTGAATTGTATCGAAAAGGATTTCGTTACAAAACCATGACTGAACTGGAGACCCGCGCCGAGCGATGCTTCAAGCAACTCGAGGTATTGGCCAACGTTAAACACCCAGTCGAGCACGAATGATAACGGAATCTTTTCGTATATCACCGTGAACGGCGAGAATGTGCTCAGCTTAGTGAGTTCAGCTTTATCGGCATCTCTTATCTTAAAAGAGAAAGAGACAAGAGCACGATCACTTTTCGTGCCTTCACAAAAGGCCTGGTCAGCAGAAAGAACGAAGCGTCCTTTCTGTTTACGGCCTTTCCGTCCTTCGACTCGAAAGATGGAAGGATCCTCCCCGGAGGGAGGTACCATCTTGCCTTGGAGGTAGGACCTATAGCCTTCGATGTCAGACAGTAGAGGAGTAATCCCGTACTGCTTGAGCAGCCAAAGGCTTGCAGGAACCTGCGCCCAATCTCGAACCGAAAGGTTTTTCCGATTTTCTAAGAAGCGACGTTGTTGATGTCGCAACCTTCGATTATTGGAAAAAGGTGTTGAACGATCACCGCGAAGAAATTTCGCGAAATCTTTCTTCATCTTACCGAAGCCGATAAGAAGACCACCAACGGCCTTTAAAGCCTGCGTGAACATACGGATTGTCTCTGGGGCTTCAGCAACAGTAAGCGCGACGTTAATTTTCGCATCTTTCTGTCCTTTGGCTTGTGAGTATGCATCCTCAAGTGCGTCGTTATAGCACAGAGGATACAAATCCGTAAAGCGTGAGTTGTAGAGAGCTGATTCGAAAGCATAGGAATTAGTTGTGCCAATGTAGATATCGTCTTGAAAACGATAATCCCAATAGCCA